CGTCTTAATGGCAGCCGTGCCGACGAGCGCGAGTCCCACACCCAAGGAGCGGGTGATGTTGGCACCAAGCGTCGTGGCCTTAGCGCTAAACGCGGCGAGCCTCTTAGAGGCAACCTCAGTTCCACGGAGGAACTGCGTGTTGTCCATCGTCAGGATGGCGCTCAGCCGCGAAAAACTTTGTATCTGGCTCATGCTCGTTATAGTTTTTTGACGCGCTCCATGAGGTCGAGAACGTCTGATTTAGTGTCGATGCCCTCGTTTTCTTGGGCGACCGTCACGTATGGATTAAAGTCGTCGGGACTATACTTCTTGCCCTTGGACGCGTTCATGTTTGCGTGCAAGGCCATCAACGAGCTGGTGTGTGTCCACTGTATCTCCTGCCTCTTCTCGAATCCCTGCCTGTAGAGCTGGAACTCTCTCATCGTCATGCTCCAGAATTGTTCAGGGAGCAGGCCGATTGACAGGCCGAAAGAATAGAGTGACTCCCACGTGGGGTCGGGGCCGGAGCTAGGTCCGGACCCCTTTATGCGTTTCCCTCGTCCTCTGGATTCAGGGTCTGCATGACAGCGGCGCTAAGTGACTCGAAAGTCTCGCCGTCGTCGAGCACCAAGGCACAGAACTGCTCGAAGCCCATGAGCTTTGAGTCCTTGCCTTTCCGCATTGCTGCGTTCTTGATGCCCCAGTAGGTCAGTGAGCAGATAGCCGTCATTGGGTCCTCCTGCATGTATTTCTCAATGCCGTTGAGGGAAATGCCGTCTGCTTGACACATCATGCGAAGTGCGTTCAGCGTGATAACCGCCTCGTACTTCTTTCCGTTGATGTCGAATGTAAATTCTCCGCGTAAATTGTTCATAGTAGTAGTGTTGTGTGTTATAGATAGGAAAGGGGGCCCGGTGTGTGGCCGGACCCCCTCGGCGCAACCTCTAGGGGGTTACGATGGGATTAGAGGCTCTTGTAGAGCACGCCCTGCCCGCTCAAAGAAGCAGAGTAGGTAGCGATGTCGTCAACACCTCCAGAGATGTTCACAGACTCCAACAAAGCCTGACCCACGTAGTCCGTAGAAGAACCAGTCACGTCAGTGCTGAACTTCACGATAACGTAGGCGTTGGCGTTAGCCAAGTCAATCAGGTCAAAGGCGTCGGTGTCAGCTCCGGGGTTGCCGAAGAGACCGTCCACTTGGATAGACCAAGTAGTAGCGCCAGACACGATGTGACGAGTAGAAGCACCGCTTCCGTCGCGGCACACAGTCTCGTTCACAGAGTTAGAGATGTCCAAGGTGGTGTTCGTGGCGCAGCCAGCGAGCTCCAAAGACAACTCCGAAGCAACTTCAGAAGCAACGTTGATAAACGTAGCGCTTCCGCCGTGCGTGTAGATGTAATCGCCGTCAGCCACTCCAGAGTAAGAGTGAGCAGAGTAGTCGGCATCCGTACCGGCGATGTTGCCGGAGATAGCCTCGGTCATCGTGCTGCCAGACTGGACGTACACGCCGAGGATGTTTGAGTTCTTTACGCTCATGATTAAAAATTTTAGTGGTAATTACCGTTTTTTATACTTTCTAAGGACTCTGAGATACTCGCGCTGTAGCTCTGCCTTGAACAAAGTCTGAAATGAGCCTTTCGGTCGCAGGTGCTTCCGAATGGCGGGTCTAATGTGGGGCTGCGCTTTGTGGTTGCGCGTCCCGAGCTCTTGGAAGTGGGCACGCCAGCCGGCGAGCCTCTTAGCACCTCCAAAGAACTTTGCTTTCTTCTTGCTTGCACCGACTCGGATGCCGGCCACGGAACCTTGCCGTTTGCCGAACACTTTGCCGCTTGTCCCTATGTACTTCCGCTGCAATTTCTCAGAGCGGAAGGACTCGGACAACAGGCCGCTGTCTTGTGGTGCCTTTGCCCCCATCTCCTGCCGCATGGGCTCAGCCGCACGCTTTAGGATTCTGACGCCTACGTTCTCGCGCTTCACGAAGTCGCGCTCAAAGCCTTTCAGTAGGCTCGTCAGGGCCTTCAGGTCGTTGGGGTCGATTACGAGGTTAGGCCTACTGCGTAGTGCCATTATGTGATGTTAAAGTAGGCCATTTGATTAGCTTGCCACGCTGCAAAGAACGCGTCGTCGCTGTCATCGCCTGCGAATTTGTTACCGGGGTTATCCCACATGATAAACTCTTGGGTGTCCATCATGCCGTACGTGCTAGTGTGGTTAATGCTTACACCGTTGTTGCTACTGCCGTTGTTTACGTTGTGTAAGCTCACTGCTTTCATTCCGTTAGTAAGAATAACGTTCATGTCTGCTCTGCTGGGCTGACTGCCATACACGTACTCTTTAATTCCGTTTATAAACAGGTTATTAGAGTGCTTAGAGGAGTCGGAGGATGAGGCACTGTCTGACAGCAGGCAGTATCCGTCACTGCTAAAGGTGTTGGAGGACGTGTTATACGACTTTGTTGCGAAAGCTATGCTCCTCTTGTTAGGTAATGACTGCCCGAAAACTCCGGAGGCAGAATAGTCGGCTCCCATGCTAAATGAAGTGTTAATAAGGAGGCTGCCATTGTTGGCGATGTCTCTCTCAATCAACGCGGGCTTGCCGTTGCGGGTAATGACTGCGCCGTTGTCGTAGATGGCGGGCTGCTGTGCCAAGGTGTCTTGAGTAAGGTGGTTTCGTGAGCCACTCTGGTCGTACCAAGTTTGGACTGTGCCAATGGTGCCTGAGCAGAACGCTTCAATGGCCGCCGTATCTAAATCTCCGTTAGTATCAAACCCAATGTCGAGGTGAGTACTGTCGGACACGCGTCGGATGCGCATACAAGGTCCTGTGTAATCACCCGTAAGCCGGCGCACAGATGCTGCGAGGGGGCGGTCTGAGTACTCTGCGCTGTCAAGGGGTCCGGTGAATACCTCTCCCGACTCCGCTGCGGTGTAATAATTAACAAGCTGCGGGAACGTCTGTCCCGTCTCGTTGGCCTCGTACTCGGCAGTTACCTGCGAGAGGGTCAAGCCCCCCGTGCCGGATACCACCTGCTCTGCATTGAGCCCTCCCATTGACCACGCGTCGCCTTGGTCGTCAGACCAGCTTCCGCGAATCCTCATGCCTTCTCTGCGGCCAATAGGGAAGATTTGGTAGATGTCGAAGTATCCTCCGGACCAGTAGATACGGTCCGTGTACTCCACGCCGGGCAGGTAGCGGCATACGAATTCGTACTTCGCGTCGGCCTGCATTTGGGCGTCGTCGTTGTACTCGCCTCCACCTGCGGCAGAAGAGCCGATTGCCATAGGCTGGCACCACACGTCGAGGTACCGGTCGGTCCACGTCTGAGTCTCACCGCCGAAGTTGTCGATGGTGGTCTCAACGCGCTGGACCGTCATTTTTTCTGTAAAACGTCCTGCTTTCATGTTGCTCAGAATTGACGAGCTGACATGATGAGGCGGCGCACGCCTTCTTTAAGCTCGGAGGTGATTTGACCGATGACCTCTGTCTCTCGTTGGTTGTAGTAGTGACCAACGAGCAGCAGAGCGGCTTGGTGATACTGCTTCGGGAGTCCCGTCAGGGCCTTTCCACACGTTACAGTAATACGGTAGCAGTCGTCTCCCTTCTCGTTAAGGTCGGAGGGGATGGCGTCTGTCAAGTCCACGAGGGCCGGGTAGGCGGTGTGGACCACGTACTCGCTAGCGTCGAGCGTAGCGTACGTGTTGTCAGTCTTCAGATATTCGACCGTCACTGCGGTGACGTCGTTGAGGCCGTGCAGAGATACCACCTCAGAGGCGGCGTCCTTGTCCAGCACAACAGTCGCGGTGGCAGAGCCAAGCACGCGGTTGGTCTGCTGGGCCAGATAGTCGATTGCTGAGTCGAGGTAGTACCCGAGCAGCGTGTCTTCGCTATCGTCCAAGGCCCGGACGTGCATACGAACAATCTCCATAGGGAGCAGGTCCGTAGCCGTGTAGGTTGAGGTGATGTCGATTTTCATTTTATTGTTGTTTGTTATGAGGGTAGTAGTGGGGCCCCGGGAGTCGAACCCGGGCGGAGACCGTCGCCCCTTCGTAACCTTCAGCGGGTTACGAGTCGCTTAGTGAGTGTCGATTAGACAGTCGCCACGGCCTTGAAGGCACCCGGACGACGCACCACAGCACCGAGGTGGCTGTTAGCAACAATCTTCACTTCGTTCTTCTGTGCACCAGTGTATGGGTCGACGATGATGTCGAGACCACCCCACTCAGCCACGACCAAGTCGCGGAAGTCACCGAGAACCACGTTACCAGCAGTAGTCTGGTTAGTAGTCACCACACCGTATCCGTAGATGTTGGTGTCGTTACCAGCGAACATGCCTGAACCAGCGTCCAAGGCAGCGCGCTTGAACTGACGCAAGCTAGCGGGGTCCAAGAGGAACTTAGCAGTAGCGGGGTCAACGTTAGCCGTGCGGAGGTCCATCTCCATCATAGCGGCCAACTCAGCGAAATCAGGAGCAGAAGTACCTGAGTAAGCACCGGCGCTGTCGTCGGTGTAGCTCAAGCCAGCTTCCAACACGTCGATGATGTGCTTGTCCATCTTCAAGCCCATCTCACGGTTGAGGTCGGCCATGATGAAACGCTCGAGGTCGTCAGACGTCTGAGCCAACAACTGCTTAGAGAAGCTAGTTCCGGCAGCAACACGCTGAGGAGCGATGCTCACCTGTGAGAACGCAACGTTAGTCAAGTCCACGTCAGCGAGTTCGTTCAACTCCTGAGGGGCGATGTTGTCGTTCTGCACTGGGATAACGATGTTTCCAGTGGAGTTACGGAAGTAAGTAGCACCCAACTTCTCAGCCACAGTCTGGGGGCGGAAGTTGCCGACGAAAGACTGACCGTCGTCGAAGATGCCTTCTGAAGTCTGAGTACCAGCGGCACCAGCAGACATAGCTGCGGCGTCAGCACGGAATTCAGATGGGATACCGATTTGGCCCATAAAGGCGATACCGGCGTTGCGAGCTTCTGTAGCAGCTTCCTGAGCAGCTTCAGCCTCGAGGCCAGTAACCTGACCGTTCACGGCCTCCTTGACGGCCTTTGCGAGGTCAAACTTGCCGCGCAACTCGTTAGTGTT